CTCCACCTTGTTTGTATATTTGAATACGTTTTTTAGTTGCTTCGTCAGTAGAATAAACTCCTTGAGCTTCAGCTAATTCTATTCTTGCTGCTGCTAATTCAAAATTACCAGCTTCTACATCTTGTGCGATAGATAATTCTGTTTGTGCTTTTAATAATTTCTTTTGAGCTTCTTCTAATTTTTTAGTAACTTCTGTTGTATGTTCTTGTTTTTGAGCTAAATCAGTTAAACTACCAGATAATTGTACTTCTGAACCACTTAACATATCAGTTGTGAATGTACCGTCTTGTGTAGCTTTCACTAATTCGTCCATACGAGTTTTACTAATACCAAGTTTTTCACCTTGGTCATATACTTTTTGTGTAGAAAGATCTAATGATTCTTTTAATAATTGTAATTGTTCGTCAAATAAATCAACTTGAGATGACGCTCCTTGTACTTGACCTTCATAATATTCTATTTTTTGTAATTCATTATTCATATCTCTAGCTTTTATTTCAGCTTTTTCTATTGCAGGAGCTAATACTGTAGTAAGTAATCCTGCAATAGCACCTATTCCAGCACCTATTGCAGCTCCAAGTGGTCCACCTATCGCAAAACCAGCTAACGCACCACCAGCAGTTGTACCTAAAGTTGTTAATGCTCCAGCACCAAAATTACTTGTCTTATCTTTTTCATCTCCACCTGCTGATTCTAAACCTACATTATCTGCAGTATTTTTTCTCATTTTATCAGAGCCTTTTGCTATAGAAAAACCAGCAAGTGCTATACCAGCTATCGCTAATAATGATTGTGCAAATATTGCACCGAGTGTTTCACCCCAAGCACCAAATGCGGTAATTGCGTCGTGACCTACAAAAACAGTTCTTAGGCTTTCTATAAGTCCACCATTTCCTTGGAACAATCCAACAATACCAGAAAACATACCTCTACCAAATGCAGTTTTACCTAATAAATTAACTATTCCATTTCCAATTTTACTAAATATACCACTTATAGCGCCTTTTTCTAATAATTTTCCAAATAATGCTTTCAATAACATTGGTCCAGCTATTTTTAGTAACTTCCAAGCTAAGAACAACGCTAATAATGTAGCTAATAAACCTTTCCAATGTTCTGTTATCCATTTACCAAATGCTGTAGTTTTAAACCAATCCCAAATTGCTTTTGCTATTTTTCCCAATACTTCAAGTACCATTTCAAATATTCTACCAAGTACTTCTCCTAAAGTTTTTTCACCTTTAATTAGTCCAGCAAGTAAATCACCAATTTCATTCGCTCTATCTATCCATTCTTGAGAAAGTTGTGGTTTATAAATATCTCCAAGTAAATCATTAGCTCCAGTGTTATCACTACCTATATCGTGTAACTCATCAAATCCAGCAGTGACATTAGCACCTTCTTCTAGTTCTCTATGTATTTTTTCAGCTGCGGCACCTGCTTGGTCAAATAAATCAACTGGGACCTGTCCAAACGCTTCTTGTACTTTCATAGAAATTATATTGAAAAATCCAATAATATTTACTAATTTTTGTGCTATCCATTCCATTGCAGGTTTTATTGCTCTTTGGAAGTTTATTTTAATTACGTTCATAGTACGTTGCCATTTTGTATCATAACTTCCAAAGTCTTGGAATGCACTTTTTATCCAACCAGTTATCGTTCTAAATACGTTTTTAATTATGTTCAATGGGTTTAACATACTAAGTATTTTTTTAAACCATTGACCTACACTACGAGAAATTAACTGAAATGTATAATTTAAAATTTCTCCCATTCTAGTTTGAAATTTAAGTGCTTTACCACCTTTGTCTAATCCTGCATTTATATTTCTTAGTATAGCATTATTATCTCTCAAAACAGGTGATGTAAATGATAATTGTTTTGTCATTTGACCATAATCATTACCTGTTCTTTTTATAATTTGTTCATTCGCTAATAAGTCAGCTCTAATTGTTTCTAATACATATTTACTCTCTTCTAAGTCAGCTAATGTTTTTCTAGCAGAGCTTGAACCTTTTGTCATATATCCTTGGTCATCAAATTCTACTTCTCCTGTTTTTTCCATACCAGCAAGTGTAGTTTCGTGCATTTGAATATTTGCTAACACAGAATTCAAAGCTTTATTAATATTACCAAGTATTTGGTTCAACCCATCTGCTTGCGCTCTTGATTTTTCAATAGAAGGCATTCCTATAAACCCAGTAAATGACCCTAATATTTGGCGTGGTATACTTCCACCCATTTGAGCATTACGCATTTGTTTTCCAGATAAAGCTTTATTAAGTGATTTTGTTATTTCAGTTGTATCAACTTCAATGCCTTCTGTTAATTTTATTTTTTGCATTAATTCTGGATTAGATTCAATACTAGCCTTATTAGTTCTATATAATTCCAGAATACGCCTCATACCAGCTATATCACCAGTATCGTTTGGGTTTCTACCATTGTTCATACCCCAAATTTTAACACGTTCTGCGGCCATTCTATCTTGTTCTTCACTAGACGCGTTAACTATGTTCTTATATGCTTTTGACGCACCTGTTATATCATTTATAAAATTTTGTAAAGTATCTCTAAGTGTACGTCTTATTGGTGAAGCATATATGTTAGATTTTTCAACTTTTTTAGAATATTTAGGTTTTTCTGGTTCAGGTTGAACATCACCAGTTAATCTTTTTGGTGGTTCAGGTGGGGTTGGTGGTAAATTTGTACTATCAACTTTTTTACCTTTATTTCGGTTAGATACTTCTGCTGCTTTTGCTTGAGCTTGTTCATAACTCATTCCAGATTGAATAGCAGTTTTAAACGCGTCTTTTGCTGATTGTGCAAGTTCTCTGCCTGGAGGTAAAGCTAATTGTTCTGCTTTTTGTACTTTATCACCTTGTAATATACTTAAAATACTTTTAACAGTACTAATTAATTCATTAGCTTTTTCGTCTGTGTTAAAACCTGTTCCAACATCTGTTTTTACAGCTCTTGCTGTATCTCTATTTATATCACGATTTACTTCGTTAGTTTTAATTTCTTTTGCCATATCTGTATCAGATTTGACATTTGCGTTTTTATCATATACAGTTTGTGTTTCAGTTGCTTTAGTAGATTTCTTTACTTCTCCTGCTACGTTTTGTGTTTCTGTTGCAAGATCTTTTGTGGTTTTATTTAATGTGTTTAAAGCACTTTTTTGTTCAACATTTTGTGAAGTTTTAGTTAGTTTGTCTAATACCTTACCTGCGATACTATTTTCACTAATTCCTTGAGTAGTAGTTTTTTTAGATGATTTTTTCTTTTCTTGTTGTGTGTAAGCTTCTAATGCTTTAGTTTCTTCTACTATTTTATCTTGTAATGTTCCTATTCGTTTAATCATTTCTTTTAAAATAGATTCTACGTGAGGTGCACGAGTTTCATCTATTTTATTTTCTCCGTCTCCAACACCAAGTGTACCGTCAGCATTAAACCACTTATGAAGTGTCATATTTAAAATACTAGAAGCATTATTTAATGATTTTACACCAGCTTCCTGGTTCAATTTCAACACTGCTTCAAGCATTTGAAAGAATTTTTCAGGTGAAGCGTCTTCCCTACCGTGTTGAATACCTCCTAAAACTTTAGCAAGTTCTGGTAATATAGCACTAGCGATACCTTTTGCTTTTTCAGCTTCTGTAAATTTATTTTTATTACCACCTTTTGCGACTGCTTCTTCTGCTAATTTATTTGCTAATTCTTTATCTATGGTCACTTTTAATGTTGCAGCGTCTTCTCCGATTGATTTTGCTCTGCTTTTAGCCATTTGTTGTGCCCAAGTACTTGGATATGAACCACCTCTTTCTGTATCTAATACAGTTTTAGAAGTAGCTACTCCAGTATCAAATCCACTATTTCTTTTGTAACTTCTAGGCCCAGTAGAATTAATACCCTTATACAAAGTTCTATTTTTATGTTGTTTAATATTAGCTTCAATTTCTTCATCTGAAATGTAATGTTCACTTCGTTTAGATTTTGGTTTAGTAGTTTTCTTAACTTTTGTTTCATAAGTACGAGTAACTTTTTGTAATCTTTGGATTTCTTTATATTGAGCTTGTAAATCTTTTACTTGTTGACTAATAGCCTTTACAACTGGGTTTCTATTATCTTTACCAGCTTCTTTTGCAGAATTCAAAAATTTATTTAATTTGCTATCTAAAGCATCAAAATCTTTCCCAGACACAGAAACACCCTTAGAAAGTTTCTTAGTCAATTTATCGACCTCATCAACAACTTCCTTTTGGGTGTTTGTTAAATTTTTATTATCTATTGATATAGGAATAGTAACGTCAATACGGCCGCCTTTAGTAGCACTTGATATTTTTTTCTCTATTTTATTTAACGCTTGGTCTACACTACCTTCGTTTGCAGTTACCCCAAGTCCAATATTTAAACCTGCTTCTTTATCAGCCATATTAACTACCTCCTACAACCTATTTTATTTTTTTTTTATTTGACTAAAATCCTCTATCGGGTTTCACAGCTTTATTTATCTTATTTTGATAGTCTTCTCTTAACCAGTCTGGCATTGGTGTACCTTTCTTCTTCTCAAATAATTCTGGTAAAGCTTCTTCTACTTTCATTGGATAAGATTTTGCTCCAAACGCAGCTCTATTCATACTACCCATACGCCATAACTTATAAGCCATTCCTTCACGTTTATATTTTAAGATAAATAATAACTCTTTACACGAATAATCGTAAAGCTCTCGTAGTTCACAACCCTGCTTTACTAATTCAGCATACATATCGTGAACTGCGTGGAATCCGAGCTAAAGGATCGTATTGATTTTCTTCTTCAAAAATACTACTTATTCCAAGTTTTCTCTTTATTCTCTCCACTGGGAGTTGGAATATCTTGTTTTTGTACTAAACCTGATTTTTGAACAATTTCAGCTAAATATTTTTCTGCTAATTCTTGCATACCATATTCAGCTAATAATGCGTCAAATAAATCTCCTTCATTACCATATTTTGCTTTACATTCATTACTTGCACAAGCATAGAATATATTAACCATTACAGTAAAATCTGGGTTTTGAAATGCTTCAAATATATTCCTTCCTAATTTTTTCTCTAAATATAGAATACTTGAACTTTTTAATTTGAATTGGTATTCTACTCCTTCTATTTTAATAATTACTTCGTTATCCATAATTTTCAATCCTCCTATTAGATATATTAAAATGGTGGATGTAAACGCCCGAAGATTGTACTGGCTAAACTGCCCACCGAAGTTTAGTTTTTAATTATTAATTACTTGATTCATTTGGTAATGAAACGCTTATATCACTTCTAACGTCGTGATAGATACTGAATTTTTCAATATCTTGTTGAGCGTCAGCTGTATATGATATATTAGTTGTTGCGTCATATTCAATTATAACTCCTGAAGCTTTTACAACTATCCAGTGAGCTTTAACTTTATCGTCAGCCATAGCTTTAACTCCACGTAAGTTATGAGTAACACCACTTGGTACGTCACCAAAAGTCATCATATTTATTTCGTATGTAACTTCTGCTGCTGGTTGTAAACCTAAAACTGAAGTTTCAGATTTTGTATTATCAAGTGTTGTTGTATCAATTGTGTTTGGTTGTCCACCAAAATCTGGTGTAGAAGCCAAACCATAAACTCTTGTATAACCTGCTAAGGCTGTTTTTAATGCGCTTGGGTCGTATGAACCGTTGCTTCCAACAGTTGAACCAACACCAGCTACACTATAATATAACGCAGTTCCCAATGTGGCAACTTGAATTTTTGCATCTGGATCCATAATATTACCTCCTCTAAAAATTTTCTCACTCAACAAAGTATTTAGTTCAGTGGAATTACCTTAATGTTTTTTCTAAAGTATTTGCTTGAGCGTACGCAGTTAACATACATTCACGATAACCTGTATCAGGTGTGATTGGACTATCTTGTGTAGTTGGTCTAAATCTTAATTCTCCTAGTTTTTCACATACGGCGTCTAAATAATCGTCAAATTGTTTTTGTGTTCCACCTTTTGTAGATAAATACCCAATTACAGAAACAGTATATTGTTCATTATCATAAGATAAATCACGTTTATTTAAACTAGTTCTTATATCATATCCAAAATAATATTTACCTTCTTCAACTAATTCTTGAGATACAATTATACCAGCGTCTAGTCCTTCTATTTCCATTAATTTTGCTTGTATCATTCTACGAAGATTATTTATTAGTCTCATTATATTAACTCCTTTCTACATATCACTTCTTCTTAATTTTCGTAAGTATTTAGGATTAATATTTTTGGCGCCATTTGCTTCTATATCAGCTGCTAAATCATCTAAATATTGTTTCATATTTTGTCTTGTTCTAGCTTCAAAATTATGAGGTTCTTGTGATATATATGGAGAAAAATCATTTCCCCCATTATAAAAATAACCTTCTTTTTCAGACTTTTTCGGTGTACCAAATTTCAAATAATCATACACTTCTGTAGTAGACGCTCCATCAGGATATTTTTCGTCTTTAATCATTGCTTTTATTGTATCACCGTCAATTCGTGCGTATATACTACTCGCTAATCTTCCTGTATGATGGTATAAATTTGCTTTTTGGTGTTTATGAGTTTCATTATATTCTTTCGTTTCTTTACCGCTTTTTTGTAGCAGGTTGGTACGAATCATATACATTAAATCTTAACTCGGTTTCTAACTGATCTCTCACCATAGCTTTTAGTTTTATACCTTCATCATTGGCTATTTCTATTAACCTTTTTTTAAGAGCAATTGCAATTGGTTTTGTTCCTGTTATTTGACCTTTAGTATTTCTTGCCATAATATTACCTCCATTGTATATCTATGTATAACGGAGTTACCTTCACTATAGCGTATTTGTGACCTTTCCACTCAACTAAATACTTTGTTAAGTTATCTGGAGAATTTGTTGTTTTCTCCATTAAGAATTTTTCTACGTCATTATATATAGATTTGAAACGGTATGTTTTGTCAAGGTTAGCTCCGTATGCACTTTGTGCAACTTCGTCAGACGCAAGATATTGAACGGCACCTTTAGCTTCAAATACTTCTTCATATTCTTCTACTATGTCACCGTCCGCACCTCTTGTCGATTTAAGGCTGTAAAGTACGACCGGTGTTTATTTATTTTCACTAAGCTTCAACATTAAATGCGATAGCTCCTGTTCTATTATTTAAAATGAATACATCACTATATTCTTTTTCATAATAGATATAATCACCTTTAGTTCCAGCTGCTGGAGCTTCCATACCAACAAATGCGTATTTGCTTGGTGTTAAGATAGCAGATGGGTGTACTAAAAACATATTAATTTGTTTAGCACTATCTGATGGTTCAAATCCTGTTGAGAATGTGTAAGCAGTCTTCATTAAGAATGAAGGTACTGTTATTAACTTGATTTCGTCAAGTCTATCTACAACTCTGTTTATTGTGTTTTCACCATTTTGAACATTTCTTGATAAACCAATTTGAGAAGCAGATTTTAATAAAGTTTTAACAGCTGGTGTAACATATAGTAATCTTCCTGTAGAAGGTACTAATGCTTCGTCCATAGCTTCCATTAATTTATCAAATACTGCTAATACATTATCAACTGTTAAAGCTGTTGTATCAGCTGTTTTTCCTTCAGCTACCCAATCAGCATATATTTTGCTTATTGTGTAAGCGTCTTTTTCTGGGAATTTTTGTGTTTCATTGAATACTTGTGTTGCATTTGATATTGTTAATACCATATTTGTATCCATTACGTCTGCTGGATCAATTGATGTACTCCATTCTCTATAGAATGTTAAAGTTTTTGTTTCGTAGTTATTATCTACGTTTCTTTGAAATTGTCCATCAATAGCGTCTCTGTTAACATTTTTTCTACCTGTTACAGAAATTGATGGAATATGAATTGTTTTTGCGTCTACGAACTTATATGTTCTATTGTTAGCTACATTGTATAATTCACCAAAGTTTAATACGTTTGGATATGCTTGTGCTAACGCTCTTTCGTAGGCTTCGGCATAATTAACTGCTGCCATAATAATTCCTCCTTTAAATTATATTTTTTAAACTAAAACAAGTTCGTAGCAAACCGAATGGGTCTAACTACACAACTGTTACGTTATATAGAAATATTACCCATCCCATTTGCTACGAACTTGGACCGAATTTCAAAAACCAAATTTCGTATGCCCCCAGGACATATCTATTTCTGTTCATATAATATCATATATGAACAACCTTGTCAACACTTTTCTTGTCTTTTTTCAAAAAATTTATTCAACTTTCCACACACTCCATAAAGGTCTATTTCTACAACCATCTCTCCTTTATTATAAACTTACGTCTGGTTCTGGTTCAGGTTCTGGAGAAGGTTCAGGTTCTGGTTCCGGTTCTGGGTCAGTTCCATCATAAGTACCTGTAACCCCAAATATAGTAACTCCAGCTTTTAATACAGATGGAACCAATTTATCTCTTTCTGTTTTTATAGCTTGTAAATTTTCTAATAATTCGTCCATAATTTTCTCCTTTCATTACTATATTTTTATATATTCTTCTCCATCATATTGATAAAATGTGTCTGCTGAACCTCCATAATAGCTATCACTTGCTGTAGATGGTGAATTTTCATCGTGGATAGGGAACATTTCTCCGTTTTGATAAGGTACTTTTAGTCTTAAATAGTGAGCACCTTCAGGAAGTGTGAATTCTAATAATTGATACCCAGCTGTAATAGAAGTAGGTGCGATTGCACTTACTTTACTTAAAAAGTCTCTATGCTCGTCATAAAAATAAACCGCAAACTCTCTGTTATTTGATTCACTCATTGATGTATCATATCTAGCTACCATTTCGTAAGTTCTATCTTTAAATAATTTAATCATTTTAGTAGCTCTTGATCCTGTAGCACTTGATGTGTCTGTAGTTTCTACTAAATTACCTTCATCGTCTAATGTATAATCTCCTTGATAAGAACTACTATTAGTCTTTTTTTCATACCCTATGTCGTATACTCCATACACCCCAGATGGTTGTATCCATATTAAAGGTTTTACTTCTGTTGTAGGTTCTGTATATCCTACATAAATATCATTAACACTTTCTATACCATAAGTGTTTCCATTAACTTCAATTTCTCTTATATTTGCCATTTTAAATTACCTCCTAATTATTTATTATTAATTTTGTACCTTCTACAGTACAATTATTAGTATGTAGTACGTCATTTTCATCTACTGAAAAATTTTCGTCTAATGTTAAACGTAATTTTGATACATATATCGTATGTCCTAATATTTGCAACTCTAATAATATTGCGTCATTATATTCTTCTTCTGTTAATTTACTCAATAATCCAGCAACATTAAGTATTCTTTGTCCATATCTAATATTAGACGATTTGATATTTTGGTCTATTGCGCTTGTTACCGCGTTTACTATTATTTCGTGAAGACCGTTATATTCTACGTCTGGTACGATTACTTGTGTATAAAGGCTTGGACTAACTGTTTTTGTTTGTGTAGTTAAAGTTTCTAAAGAACCTTCTACTCCAAAAATTTCAATTCCTTCCTTAATATTACTAGGTGTAACTTTTGTTTCAATTTCATTAATAATCTTGTCTAAATTAGTTATAATATCTGTTAACATACGTTTCCTCCTTTCTTTATTAGTTTATTTCTGGTTCAGGAATTGTTCCTCCATAACAGTAAAAATAACAATAATTACTATTATATGGATATATTTTTTGTTCTACAACATCATACATTCCTCTTTGTGAATTACCTAAATCATAGCCAGGAACATAATATCTAACTAACTCGTCGCCTTCGTATATTTTGATGTATCCCACACATATACCATTTTGTCCACCTCTAATGAAAGTTCTACTTGGCATTCTTTCTAATGGAATATACCTACCTAAGTCATTATATCCATTTAACCATAATGTATTTCCTCCTATTGCAGTTTGTGTAAGTGTTCCTGATAATGTTTTACTAAAATTATGTGCTCCAGTACACTTAAATAATCCGTCATTATTTTTGTTTATTGTTATAATATCCCAATTAGATGTTCCTGTCACAGTATTGGCTACACCACTATCAACCCAACTTGCGACATTATTATTACGAGTAGCATAAATTTTACTACCACTTCCTAATATCATACCAAATGATACCGTATTAGCTACTGAATAACCAGACGCACATCCAATAATACCTCTAAAAGTATTTGTACTTGAAGATTGACTATAATATTGAGCATATTTTATTTCTATACCAGTATTAGGTCCTGGATGGTATCCCAAATCTATAGCTCCATTGTATATTTGACAATAATTGTATAAATTTCCGTGTAATTTCACATCAACGGTTGGAGTATACCATAAATCATTTAATAAATCGTGTAGACCAGCAGCTCGTTCTTCTGCATTCAATCTTGGATATATAGCGTTTGTTTCCCCTGCGGCACTGTAAATTTTAATTTCATCAATTCTTTTAGCAAAACCAGTATTTAACACAATATCACATTCACTACTAAATCCAGGTATTTCTGCGTCTACCCTTTCTCCTGCTATTTCTACATATAATTCTCCATTTAATTGAGAAATAATCAAAGTTTTAGGTGTTCTGTATTCTAAAGAATTGTGGTCATCGTTCGTTAAACTATAATCTAAATGCACCCCGTTTAAATAAAATTCGTGATTAGCACTTTGTGAAAGTGTTAATTTATCACCTCCACTGATTATATCATAAGCTTCGTCTCGATAGTCAAATAAAGCTTTTATTTCTAATACAAAATCATTTTCTAAATGAAAAGGTATTGACATATCTAAGAAATCTTCTTCATTTTTAACCATTAAATATGGTAAAGGATTATATTTGTTTATATGATTTGCTATAATATTTAACTTAGTGGCTCTCGTTGATAATTGATTTACAATATTTTCTGCATTAGTTTTTACTAAATAATCTTCTGTTTCTTCAATAAAATCTCCAGCTAAATACAGTTTCATATCAGCCAGCGTTTGTTTATAATCATCACTTGTTTCTAATATCGCTGGTTGAACAGTTGATTCTTCGTCTATAAAACCTGGTCCGTAAGTAGTAGTATGTTCTTGGTCTGCTACTGTAACTTTTCCATAATTAGTCATTGACCCGTTTTTCTTAAAATAAGCAGTTTGCCCTGTAAGCATTACATTTTCATTTTTATTTTCACTTGCCACAACTAAGTTCCTCCTTTCTCAATTATTTTGTTATATCAAATTCTGCATATCCCCATTTACAATATGATAAAGTAAATGGATTAGTAGCTAAATAACCAGCATCTCCTCCAGAAGCTTCACTAAATGCTATTAAAATATGGTTTAATCCTTGCTTCAAATTCAAGGTCACCGACTTACTCGTACAAGAAGTAGAAGTTGCTATTTGTGAACCATTTAAGAATAAAACTCCAGCGTCGTCTGTCCAGAATGAGGTAGATAATGTATATGAATGTGTCATATAAATCCAACATTCTCTAGTACCAGTATAATTATTTCCCCAATCCCAGTTTTGAGAAGTATCTTG